ATGTTGCACACGAAGTTGTCCTGGTCCTCATAGAGGCCGGGTTCGTACTGCCGCGCGGGCGAGGGATCGGTCGGGACCTGCACGAAGGGAACGGCGGGCGGCGGCGGGTCGCCGGGAAGCAGCCGTTCGTCGGCCTTCTTTTCCTGCGGCCCGGGCTGCGTGCGCGGCCGCGCCATCCCGCGTTTGATGAGCGCGGCCGCAACGGAGTCAGGCACGTTCAGGACAGCGCCCGCGCGGACCTGAATGCCGCTTGGAAGCTCGATGTCCTTGAGCGCCTGAATGGTGGTCATGAGTTACTTCTTGGCTGGCTGGTGCGATGCATGGGTTACCGGCGCGGCAGGCCCGCTGGTTCCCTCGGGCCCAGGCAGTATGGCGCTGAACGGCCCGCCGCCAGCGCACGGAGGACACGAGAACGGCCCGCAGACGAAGGCCTGCGGCACGAACACGGCGAACGCCACGCGCTCCTCGGCGCGGATCGTGACCAGATTGCGGACGAAATCATCTTCATTCTGAAAAGCGATTTCGACGGTGACCGTCTCGCGGTCGAAGAGGGCGCACTGGCCGGGGAACGCGCCCACCAGGAAGTCGCCCACGTTCATGTTGGGCGTAGTGACTACCGGCAGGCCCCAGACGCGCAGCAGGCCGTCCTCGCGCGGCGAGCGGTCGTTCAGCACGTAGCTGCCGAAGGAGGTCTTCATCATTTCGAGTTTGGCCTCGTCGGTCGGGTTGAGAATGATCGCGTTCGGGAAATAGAACTGATTCTCGATGTGGGTCTCGGCGATATTCAGTTCGTCGAGCGAGTTATAGGTGTTGCCGGTTCCCGGCGGCGTCCAGAACGTGGCCTCTTTGGTCGCCTGGGGCATGATCCCCCACAAGTGGCCCGCCGTGTTGTCGCCGTAGAGGATTTCCAGGTCTTCCTTGAGCAGGCAGAACAGCGATAGCTTCTGTTGGATCGTCGCCATGATGAACGGCACGTCCTGGGCCATCTGGCGCGACACTTTGACGAAGGTGGCGATGGTGCGGACGTTGGCCGTGTAGTCGGTGTACGTGACGCCGGTCTGATTCTTCCTGTCGCCTTCGTTCACCTGATAATCGGCCTTGGGCACGGTCCACAATTCACGCACGTACTCGACGGCGTTGGTGCCGTCCAAAGGGATCACCGGCACCACGTCTCGCATCACCAGCGGCGGGAAGTGCTGCGGGATGAGGCCCACGCGGTACGGGAAGATCGGGTACGCGCCCGCGGGCGGCACGATCTGGGTCGGCCCGCCTTCCACGATGGTCGTCGCCGCCTTCGTGAAATCGGGGCGGATGCGGCCCTTGATGGTCGTCTGCATATTGAAGCGGCCGTTCCAGTTCGAGGTCTTGAACGAGTCGCTCTCGACCACCTGCTGGGCAAGGCCCTTCGGCTCGGGCAGGCCCAGACCGCCCGATCCAGGCGGTCGGCTCGACCGCTCCATGAGGCCCTTGATCTGCGTGGCCTGGGCCTCGATGGTCGCGGCGTGCGCAGCCTGGGTGGCGGAAATCTTGTCCACCTTCTCGTTCATTGCCGCGTCGAGCTTGCCGAGTTTGTCGCGGGCCTCGGGATCGACGTAGCCCTTCTGGTCCCGCTGTCGGCCGCATTCGTCGAACATTTCCTTCCATTGCACGCGAAGCTGCTTCAACAGCTCGATATCGTCGTGCGCTGCTTGTGCTGGCGTCATCTGCTAAACCTCCATCGGTTCGCGGGCGAAGGCCCGCAGTATGCGGCTGTGCCGCTCGTAAGCGCCATCGGGCGTCCCACGCGATGGCAGATTCAGTTCCGACACGAGGCGCAGGATGCGCTTGGCGTCAGACCGTGAGAAGCGCTCTGCCTCCCGCAGATGCCTCTCGAAATCGCGGAAGGTCTTCACGTCGGCCACATAGGCCTTCGGCTGCGCCGGAAACGGCGTCAGGGACACTTCCCACAGGTCGATGGAATTAATGAGCCGCGAATTATCATCCGCGTTCCATTCCCAGTCGTCCGCCACGAAGCCGATGGAGAGGCCCATGCGGAACCCCACTTCGGCGGCGGTCTTCAGCATCGCATAGGCGTCCGCGCCCGCGCTGGTCGATGTGGCAAGCTGGCCCGATAGCATCAGGCCCTTGCCGTCCTCGGCCAGCGAGGTCGAGAACCCGAGCGGCAGCTGGTCCGAGTCGTGGTTGTAGAGGATCGGCACCTTGCCCTTCTTGTCGGCGATGGTCTGGCCGAAGGCCCCCGGCGCGATGCGGTCGTTCTGCAGGTCGCGCGTGTAAGCCGACGCATAGCCGCTGAAGACGCCGTTGCCCTCGGTCTTCAGTTCGCGGAACGTGTAGGCCTTGTACTCGCAGACGCCAGCGCGGTACATGCGCTCCAGCGCATCGTCGCGCGACGAAAGGTCGGGCGCGTCCCTGCCCGCGTCGGCGATGTGCTTCGCCAGATGGTTGTAGACGCCCTTGCGGTCGGAGTCGGGAATGTTCGCGCCGCCGCGGCCCCCGTTGAGCACGCCGATGCCGCTCGACGCCGCGCGGGAATTGGCCGCGCCGACGTCACCGTCCGAGTTCACCATGTGGTGCGGGAACTTGTACGCGCTCTTAGTGGCCGGATCGCCTTCGGGGTCCTGCCAAGCGAACATGCTGCGGTAGTAGCTCTCGTCCTGGCCGTTCATCATGTTGGCCACCATGTCGCCGGCATTCCAGGCGGCGTCGGTCGTGCCGGTAGTGTGTGATCGGATCGCTCCCATTTACGTTGCTCCTTTCGGCGCGGCCGCTGGCGCGGGCATGGCCGGTTGCTGCCCTGGCGGCGTCGGAACCATGTTCAGCGGCGTCAGGTAATCGTCGCCGCCCTCGAAGGTGTTCATGTCCTCCCTGGTGCGGATCTCGTTCGGGTTGAGCCATCCCCACTGACGGCCCACGGCATAGCTCGCGTAGCGCGTGGCGATGTCGCCGCGCTCGAAGGCGTCCAGGTTGAAGCGCCACGAGAAGCCGGGATCGAGCAGTGCCTTGTCGACGCCCTGTTCCAGGCAGCGCACGTAGGGATAGAGCGTGTAGCGGAGGAATTCGAGCGACTGCTGCTCGACCGAGGCGTAGGTCGGCTTGTCCATCGCGCCGATCAGATGCGGCGGCACGCCGAAGATGCGGGCGATCTGCTCGACGCTGAAGCGCTGCTCCTGGATATACTGAAGCTGGTCGGGCGGGATGCCGATGGGCGAATATTTCATGCCCTCTTCGAGCACCGCGATGCGGCCCGCGTTCGACGGCCCGCCGTGAATCTGCATCCACGAATCGCGGATGCGGTCCACCTGATCCTTCTTCAACTGGCCTGGATACTCCAGCACGCCGCCAGGGCTGCCGCCATTGTTGTAGAGCGCCGTGGCGTAGGTGGTCGAGGCCGTCGCGAGGCCGATGGTCAGCTGGTGGTAGATGAGCACCGGCAGGCCGAAGTAGCCGTCCATGGTGAACATGCGGAAGTGAATGATCTGCTCGTCGGTGAACACGTTGAACTTGCCGCGAAAGTCCGAGTAGTAGTAGCTGAACGTGCCGTCGAGATTGAGCACCATCGAGACGCGGGCGGGATTGAGCGGCCAGATGCCCACCACCTCGCCGCCCATCGTGTCCACCCAGGTGTAGCCGTTGCCGTAGAGCAGCAGGCCCAACAGCGTCGGCTGAAGCCACTGCTGCAACGGCATCATCGGATTCGGCGAGGCCGTGAGCAGCGCATAAAGCGGGTGCTTGGTCGCGGGCTCCTTGCCCTCGGGCGTCACCGTGAACAGGTCCGCAGGCAGAGCCGCGATCGATGTCGAGATGAGGCGGCAGCAGGCCCACACGGCGGCGGAGGAGAGGGCGGCGTTCGCCGCCGGTGAGATGCCGATTACCCCGGGCATCGTGTTAACCGGCGTGCCGGTGGCCGTCCAGGGCGTTGCGCCCGTGGTCTGGATCGGCGTGCCGTGGATGGCCTTGAGGCGGTCCGGGCCGCGCCTGTGGTTCGACTGGCCGAACCTCTGCGGAGACTTCGGGAAGAAACGGTCGAGCGCGTTGCGGATCAGATTGACCATAGCCCGCGCTCCTGGTAGGACTGCGTTTCGCCCTGGCGGTACATGCCGCGATGAATGCACATCAGCAGGGCCACCACGCCGTCGATCTTCTTTTCGTTCGATTCCTTGGTCGGCTTCATCAGGTCGCCCGACCGCGCCACCTTCACGTTGCTGAACATCCAGGCCAGCACGGGGTCGCCGTCGTGGCGGATCTTGCCCGAGAGCACGAGGCCCTCCAGTTCGACCATCGCGGGCGACATGTTGGGCGCGGTCTGCCGCACCTCGACCGGCTTGCGCAGGCCCGCCTTCTCGATGTCGTTGACGAGCGGCCCCGCGTCGTAGGGATCGAGGGCAATCTCGCGCACATCGTGCTGCGCGGCCACGTCGCCCAGGTTACTGATGATGTAGTCGAAGTCAGTGATGACTCCCGGCGTGGCCGTCAGCCTGCCCATCGTCTCCCAGGCCTGATAGTGCGAGTTCTCGGCGCGGTTCACAGTTTCCTCGGGCAGGTAGTAGCGCCCGAAGACGGCCCACCAGTCCCGCTGCCGCGTCGGCGGAAACGCGATCATGAGCGCCGCGAGGTCGGACCGCAATGCGAGGTCGATGCCCACGTAGCACGGCTCGTCCGCGAAGTCCTCGATCTCCAGCTTCGGCTCGGCGCACTTGTCCCACGCGCCAGCGGGCAGCCATGTGATGGCCGCGTTAATCCAGATGTTCAGGTGCTTGGTGAAGAACGAGGCCTGTTCGCTCGGCATCTGCATGGCCCGCTTGGCGTCGGCCCGCAGGCCTTCGGGGAACACGCTCACGCCGTAGTTGGGATTGGCCTTGGCCCAGGTGGCCTCTTCCCATGGGTCGTCGCCGTCATCGACCGTGTAGACCATGCCGAAGTATGCGTCGTCCTCGATGCGGCCTTCGAGGATGTCGAGCACATAGTTGCGCTGGTCGTAGCAGACCGAGGCGCGGTTGAGGCCTGCGGTCGTGATGGCCCACACGAGCGGCTGGATGCGGGAGCCGGTCGCCGTGATGAGCACATCCCACAGGCCTCTCGTTGCATGGGCGTGCAGTTCGTCCACCAGGGCGGCGTGCAGGTTGAGGCCGTCGAGATTCGAGTACTCCGCGCTCAGGGC